AATCAATGATGCTGTGCTACAACAAGCACCACCAGGCGAAGCAACAGACACTGTGAATCGCGAAACATTGACCGCTGCCATGGGGCGAGTGTTTGGTAATGACAAAATTCCGCCTATAGATTACAGTGGGCCGGTGCCGCCGCCGGCTCCATTGTTTGCAGAAAACAAGAGATTAATCAAATTGACCAATCAGCAACAAATCAAACTGGCCGACCTAGACAACAAGTTACAAGAAGTTACTGCTAAAACAGCCGGTGCCTTGATTGCACAGTATAATGCCATTCTCAAGAGTCTGAATACTGTGGCCAAAGATTACGCATCATTGCAAAAAGATATAGCTGGCAAACCCTATACTGAATTCATTGCCACTGTGGATTCTGGCCTGGCCATAGTGCTGGCATTGATTGACGACATAAGCACATTGTATCTAGTAAATCTGCGCAGAGCCGGGGGCAGATAATCCATAAATATCAACATGACCACATTTATTGGCTTTAGTACCATCAATCAAAACAAAAAGTTTACTCTAACTGACTATCCATTGATTCAGCGAGATCTGCTGAATGCGTTTAACATCCGTCAAGGTGAGTTACCTGGCCGTCCAGGATATGGTACAACAATTTATGATTTTTTGTTTGAAAATCAAGTTGAACAACTGCAACAAGACATACGAGCTGAAGTTCAACGTGTGTGTGGTACTGACCCTAGAGTAATAATAAATGACGTTCAGGCATACCCCCAAGAAAATGGTATACTGTTACAAATAGAACTCACAGTTGTACAGACTACCAATGCCGAAATTCTCAATGTGTTCTTTGATCAACAGACTCGACAAGCCAGCTACGTATAACTGCGCCGTTTTCTTTATCAATAAATAAAGCACAGATGAGAGAACCATGGCAACAACCACAAGACAAACAGCAATATTTGGCGTAGAGGATTGGAAACAGATCTATCAAACCTATCGCGAAGCTGACTTTCAAAGCTACGACTTTGAAACTCTACGCAAAAGTTTCATTGACTACTTGCGGTTGTACTATCCCGAAACATTCAATGACTACATTGAATCAAGTGAATTTATTGCATTATTGGATGTCATGGCTTTTATGGGACAAGCACTGGCTTTTCGCACAGACTTAAACACCCGTGAAAACTACATGGACACGGCTGAGCGCAGAGATTCGGTAGTACGGTTGGCAAATTTGGTAAGTTACACCGCCAAACGCAATACTGAAGCCCAAGGTCTTCTCAAAGTATTCAACGTTACCACAACGGAAAATGTTGTGGACTACAATGGCGTAAACTTGAGCAATGTCACTGTCAACTGGGCCGACCCTACCAACACCGACTGGCAAGAACAATTCACTGCCATCGTCAATGCCAGCTTGGTTGACAGCCAAAAAGTAGGACGTCCTGGAAATCGTCAAACCATACTAGGTGTGCGCACAGATGAATATGCCATTAACTTGGTACCTGGATTCTTGCCAGTAATTCCCTACTCAGCCACAGTGGACGGAGTCAACATGCCATTTGAAGCCATGACATCAACCAGTGTTGGCCGAGATTATGTGTATGAGCCCAGCCCACAGCCCAATACCAGTTTCAATGTACTGTTTAGAAATGATCAGTTGGGATTTCAAAGTGCCAATACTGGCTACTTTTTCCTGTTCAAACAAGGTATTCTACAGAATCAAGACTTTAACTTGAGCGAGCGCATTTCCAATCGCACAGTAGACATCAATATTGAAGGTGTGAATAATGAGGACCGTTGGTTGTTTCAGTTAGATAACCTGGGCAACATCAGTCAAGAGTGGACGTTTGTTGACAACATCTATCAATCAGCAGCTGAAAGATCTACTGAGCTGTTGCCCACTTATGCTGTGACTTCAAGAGCCAATGATCAAATAACTTTAATTTTTGGTGATGGTGTGTTTTCTAAAATTCCAGTGGGCATATTTCGTGCGTATGTTCGCGCAAGCAATGGATTGCAATATATTATCAATCCTGAAGAAATGCAAAACGTTGTGTTGCCCATCAGTTATACTGATCGTAATGGCAACCTGCAGACCATTACATTCACTTGTGGCATCACACGTCCTGTGAGTAATAGCCAGGCACGTGAGCCCATTGCTGAAATCAAACAACGTGCGCCTGCTCGTTACTACACACAAAACCGCATGGTCAATGGTGAAGATTACAATCTCTTTCCATACACTGCCTACAACAGTATTATCAAATCAAAAGCACTGAATCGCGCAAGTATTGGTACCAGTCGATATCTTGACCTTGTGGACAATACTGGCAAGTATAGTTCAACCAATACTTTCAGCAGTGATGGTGCATTGTGGAAAAACAATATATTGCCCACCATACTGTTTTCTTGGACCAATCGCAATGACATTGCCGATGTCATTACCAATCAAGTTCAACCAGCGTTAATTGGTCCAACGGTAAAACAGTTCTATTATGAAAACTTTCCAAGAGAATTGGTAAACACCGGAGACACAGCAGGATTCACTTGGAATCAAAGCACAACCCTGGCAAATGAAACCACTGGCTATTTTAGAAACACAACCAATAGTGCCACTTGGCCCAATGGTACTCCTATTGCAGTGGGCACCAGTACCACGACAGTGTTCAGGTATGTGGTGCCCGGTGCATTGATGAAATTCATCCCACCCACTGGCTATTATTTTGATCGCAACAATAGACTGGTGCAAGGAACTGCAATGCGAGCAGATGAACGCATGGAAATCTGGGCCAGCGCACAATTGGTAGTGGGCGATGGTTACAACGGCGGCCTGGGTGACTTTACCGACGGCACAGGACCAGTTACTATCAACAACTTTGTGCCCACTGGTGCTATAATTGATACAATTATCCCGTTGTTTGTGACAGATTTATCCACCAGCGTACAACAACAAATGACTCAACAAATTTTGTTGAATCGTGAATTTGGTCTGGGGTACGATAATGATGGCACCTTGGCAATCACCAACTACACCCCCTATACCTGGTACTTGATTACCAGTACCAATTTGAATTATGGTACAGAATCAAATATCACTGCCTGGAGTCAACAGTACGCTGGCAACACATCAGGCAACGGATTAGACGCATCGTGGTTGGTGGCGTTCACTGTGCAAAATCAAAATTACACAATCACATTCCGCGGACTGGGTTACAATTTTGGATCAGTGTTGCAAACACGCTTCTTCTTTTATGAAGATCAATTGATCTATGACAGCCGAACTGGCACAATTATCAAAGACTTTATTAATGTATTGGCCGTGAATACCAAACCTGACTCAACTGAATCTTTGCCTGGTGATATTTACACCACCATTATTGGACAACCAGTAGAAAGCGATGGCTATGTTGATGATTTCCAAGTACTAGTGAGTTATCGAGACAGCGATAATGATGGCGTCCCTGACAATCCTGATTTCTTTAACGAAATCGTGGGTACTGACACCAATCCTGGAGCATTGATATTCTTGCAACAAACTGTGGACTTTGATAATTTACAACGTTATTTGTTGGTTGAAGAAGGTGTTGTGACATATGACTACGCCACTTATGATGAAATTGAATTAAACAAAACTGCCTGGACACCAGGACAAGTGTTCTATGCCTATAGTGAAGATGAATTCTATCAGCTCAGTATCAATGTAGAGAACGTTAGAACTATTGTATCGGTGTCAGGATGGATTGCTAGAACAGGGCGTCAAGCATTGTACTTCCAGTATCGTCATAACTCACCACTGACCAACAGAATTGATCCAGGATCAACAAACATTATTGATTTGTATGTGGTTACATTGAGTTACTATACTGCTTACCAAAATTGGTTACGTGATACCACAGGGACTGTGCTCCAACCTACAGTGCCCACGATTGATGAACTCAGCACTGAGTATCAAGGGCTTCAAGACTATAAAATGTTAAGTGACAATATGATTGTCAACAGTGTGGTGTTTAAACCATTGTTTGGATTAAAGGCCGCCCAGGAATTGCGAGCCACAATCAAAGTTATTCGTGCTCAAAATTCTGTAGCCAGCACCAGTGAAATCAAGAGTGCTGTGTTAGCAGAAATGAACAATTACTTTAGTATTGACAAATGGAATTTTGGCGACACTTTTTACTTTTCAGAACTAGCTGCATATTTGCACCGTCAACTGGGGACCATCATCAGTTCAGTGGTATTAGTTCCCCTGGACCAACAAAAGAGTTTTGGTGACCTGTACGAAATTCGCAGCCAGCCTAACGAAATTTTTGCCAATGGTGCGACCATCAACAACATTGATGTAATCGAAGCATTGACCAGCACTAATCTACGTACTGCATCAGGCAGTGGAGTGC